ACTCATAATCCAGATGGGTCTCCAAAAAATGAAAATAAGGAGTACGACATGACTAAAAAAGTAAACGAAGCGGCTTCTATGAACATATCAATGAACGGCGATAACTCTACAGAAGTTGCTGAACTTGTTGCACTTCTTAGAAACGCAGGAATGGAAAAGGCAGAACCAGTAAGTGATATGCCAATGTACAAGGATAAACATGATGACATGGTATCCAAGATACAAATGATGGATCCTGAAGGACCAATGGATTCACCGAGTCCATGCGGAATGGGTGAAGAAGATGTCGGAGAAGAATGGGATAATTCACCAGATGAGGAATATAAAGACGATGATTATATGACTAGAGATATTGCTGGCGGATTAAATAGACCAAAACCACCGGGTGCTTTACGTGCTAAGGATCCTGCAATACATAATGAAGAAGTAGACAAATACAGAGCTCAACTTGCCAAGGGTTTGGAAGAAGCATACGGAAAGTTCACATATAAAAAGACTGCTAATGGATATGAGTTTGGTGGTAAAACATATAAGAGTGAAAAAGAAGCTAGAACAGCCGAGCAACAAGCTAAACTGAAAAAAATGGGGTAATGCTTAATGCGTTTACATGAAATCGAAAAGCTAACTACCTTTACAGGCAAAAGCAGTGATATACAAATGCCTACAGAAATAAATGATGAAGAATTAAAGCGTAGATTCGCAGAGATACTAAATAAAATGGGTGCTAGAGATGCACTTAAAAACTTGGAAAAGAATTTCCAAAGTTTACAAAACAAATTTCAAGGTAACTTAGATAAAATGGATCAATTTCTAAGTAACCAAGAAACAAAGCTAGGAATTTAAACATAAGGGGATAAAAAATGGCAGTAGTAACAAGAAGAGTAGGATCAATGGCAAACACGGTTGGTACAATGTACTCACCTAATGCTAATTGCTACAAAGTAACAGTAGAAAATGCCGCAAACTCAGCAATTGATTTACGTGCAGAAGATGATGCAGTAGATGAAGCGGCAGAAGCAATTATAAAAGAATTAAATCCATTAGCATATTTTATTGTTAATGATAACAGTGGTGTTATCCATTTAGTAATGGATGCAAATATTTCAAGTGCTAGTGAACTACAAGCTAGAATAAGAACTATTGGCAAAGACGCAGGAGCAACAACAACTTCAATTGGACCTAATGACATTGACATTTCAGGTACAGATGTAGTAGCGGCTTCAAGCATAACAGTAGCTTAATAATATCCCCCCAAGTATAATAGGCTCCTAAGGAGCCTATTTTTTTGACAAAATTTCCTAATATTATAAATACCATGTAGACAACTTCAGAAAGTAAAAATGCCTCACAAGCACTGGTACAAATGGGACGAGATGCGTAGAGATGTAAATGCTCTATGTAGACATGTAACTTTAGACAAGTTTGATCCTCAAGTTATTGTAGGGCTGTCTAGGGGAGGACTGACCCCCGGAGTAATGTTGTCTCATTGGTTTAAGAAACCTTTCAAGCCAATTAAAACTTCCCTTAGAGATTTTCCAGAATGGGAAGATTACTTACCTAAAAAAACCGACGAACGTGTATTGATTGTAGATGATATATGCGACTCGGGAGAAACATTTATAAAAATTAAGGAACACATGGAGAGTTCAACTGAACTGAAAGTAGAGGTTAGGTTTGCATCTCTTTGGTGGAATAATGAGTGTGGATTCAAGCCTCATTATTATGTACAGGAATGTGCTAAGGATACGGAAGATATCTGGATACACTTTCCTTGGGAGCATTGGTGGAATGCTCCTGTTTAAAATAAGATAACAACTCGGAAGGAGATAAACATGAAATTATTTTATTCAACTCTATTTGCTATTTTTTTAGCAATTACTGGATCAGCATTTGCTGATGAACCTAAAGACAAAGTCAAAGTAGGCTTTATATATGTAGGACCAACAGGTGATCACGGTTGGACTTATAGACACGACATTGGTAGACAGGATGTCGAAAAACATTTTGGTGATCGAGTAGAAACTACATACGTTGAGAACGTAAAGTATGGTCCAGATGCATCTCGTGTAATGCGTCAAATGGCTATGCAGGGTGTAGATATTATATTTGCAACTTCTTTTGGTTACATGGACAGTATGTTAAAAGTGGCAGAAGAATATCCAAATGTAAAATTTGAACATGCAACTGGTTATAAGACAGCAGATAACATGGCTAATTACGGTTTAAAACTGTACCAGGCTAGACATGTGCAGGGCGTTATTGCAGGTATGATGACCAAGACTAACAAAATTTGTTATGTTGCCGCATATCCAATTCCTGAAGTTATCAGAGAAATTAACACTTATTACTTAGGTGCCAAGAGTGTAAACCCAGATGTTGATATTGATATTGTATGGGTAATGACATGGTATGATCCAGGTAAAGAAGCAGACGCCGCCAAGGCGTTGTTTAGTCAAGGTTGTGATGTAATTGCACAACATACAGATTCGCCTGCTCCAATACAGGTTGCACAACAGCAAGGTATATTTGGTTTTGGTCAAGCAAGTGATCAATACAGATTTGCTCCTAAAGCACAGTTAACCGCAACTATTGATAACTGGTCACCTTATTATATTGCTAAAGTAGGTGCAGTATTAGATGGTACTTGGGAAACAGGTACATACTTTGGTGACATCAGCGAATGTGATGCAACAGGTTGTGCAGTAGGAATGGCACCGTTTACTAACATGCCAGATGATGTAAGAGCAAAAGCAGAAGAAGTTAAAGCCGCTATTGAAGCCGGAACTTACTTTGCATTTACAGGTCCTTTAAAAGATAATACTGGCAAACTTCAACTTAAAGACGGTGAGGTTGCCAGTAGAGCCCATCTAGATAGTATGACATACTATGTTGAAGGCATCGACGCAAAAGTACCAAACTAAAATGATACCAGTAATTGATTACAATAGTAATACAGTACTGGAAGAGATACGCGAAGCCTATACAACGGTAGGCTTCGCCGTATTCCAACATGCACTTTCAGATGCTGATCAGGACACTATGAAAGTATGGTGGGACTTGATGAGAAGTTTCTTTGAACAAGATCAAGAAACTAAAAACAAATACAGTTACCGAACAGAGACCAATTTAGGTTACAGTATAGTAGGTGCGGAAAATGTAGATCCAACTGCTCCTAAAGATATGAAAGAAAGTTTTAACTATAACAATACACGTATGCCTGATGATCTTTGGCCTAGTAGCATCAAAGGATTTAAAGAAACTGCATTGCAGTCAATAGACGTTGCAGATAGACTCACGCTAGATATTTTGGCAAAATTTGATACAATACTAGACAGTGGAACTACACTAGTAGATGCACATATAGAGCCTTACAATACAACTAGAGTCATACATTATCCTGCAATGAAGCCTACATTAGACAGACAAATGAGAATTGGTGAACATAGCGATTACGGAACTATAACACTATTATGGCAGATAGACAGCGTACCTGGATTAGAAGTTGAAGATTTAGATGGAAAATGGCATCCTGTTCCTTATGTATGGAATGGCGTTGTTGTAAATATCGGAGACTTGTTACAACGTTGGACAAATGATTATTTTAAAAGCACACGACACAGAGTTGAAAATAGTCATTGTCATATTCCTAGACACAGCATGCCACACTTTGTAGACCCTACTCCTGGAACTATAGTAAAAAATCTAACAGACCAACCAGACAAGTATGATCCTATCGAAAGCAAAGAATACCTAATGTGGCGTTTAGCACAGAGTTATTAATGATAAAAGATTATGTAAGAAGTTATCAAGGTTTTCCTAAAGACGGTATAGACTTTAAATGCACAGCAAGTCTATGCCAAAGTCCAGAAGGCTTTGCCGAGGCAAATAATTTTGTTTACAGTAAATTGTTAAAATATTGTCCAGTAGATAAAATTGTAGGCTTAGATGCAAGAGGATTTATTTTTGCAAGTGTATTTGCTCACAGGACAAGAGGACCATTAGTTTTGGCCAGAAAAAAGGGAAAGCTCCCACCTCCTACAGAGTCTAAAGAGTATCAGTTAGAATATAGTACTGCTACATTAGAAATTAAATCAGATGCAATATCTAAAGATGATAAGGTAATTATTATAGATGATTTGATGGCTACTGGCGGAACAATGAATGCGGCTATAGATATTGTTGAAGCGTTAGGTGGAAAAGTTATTGCTTGTGCTTGTATTATGGACTTGACATATTTGCCAGGATCTAGTATAATAAAGAATAGAAATATTCCTTTTTATTCAGGAGTTGAGTACTCGTAATTCTAAATAACCCTTTGTTTTTTGGTTAAATATATACATGAGCAAAAGTTTAGACGGTGTATTAACCAAAAAAGCAAATCAACGAGAAGCGTTTACAGAAGCACAACTCGATGAACTAGCAAGGTGTATGAATACAAAAGATGGATATTTGCACTTTTCAAAAGCATTTGCATTTATACAACATCCTGTACAAGGAAAATTGTTATTTGACCCTTACACATATCAAGTAAGACTACTATCCAGTTACCATAATCATAGATTTAATATTAACATGCTACCTAGACAAACAGGAAAAACTACCTGTGCGGCAATATATCTAACTTGGTATGCAATGTTTAATCCAGACCAAACAATACTAATTGCGGCCCACAAGTACACAGGCGCACAGGAAATTATGCAACGTGTACGTTATGTTTATGAAATGTGTCCAGATCATATTAGGGCAGGTGTTGTAAACTATAACAAAGGTAGTATTGAGTTTGAAAATGGATCACGTATTGTAAGTGCAACAACTACAGGAAATACAGGTCGTGGTATGTCCATATCATTACTATACTGTGACGAGTTTGCATTTGTTGCGCCTAGTATTGCAGACGAATTTTGGACTTCTATATCACCTACACTAGCAACAGGTGGTCGTGCAATTATTACTTCAACTCCTAATTCAGACGAAGATACATTTGCAACTATTTGGAAACAAGCTGAACAAAAGTTCGACGAACACGGCAACGAACAAGATGTAGGCATAAACGGATTTCACAGTTTTACCTGTAACTGGGACGAACATCCAGATAGAGATGAGGATTGGAAGAAGGCAGAGATTGGCCGTATTGGTGAAGAAAGATTTAGACGGGAATATGGTTGTGAATTTTTAGTATACGACGAAACATTAATTAACAGTATAAAACTAGCGACAATGGAACCTAAAAAGGTAATAATGAATATGGGGCAAACTCGCTGGTACAGAAAAATTAAAAAAGATGCAACGTATTGTATTGGACTAGATCCTAGTATGGGTACAGGTGGAGATTACGCCGCAATTCAGATATTTGAACTTCCTACATATAAGCAGGTAGGAGAGTGGCGACATAATACAACACCAATACCAGGACAAATACGTATACTAAAAGATATATGTGACTTTATAGAAAAGGAAACAGGAAACTCAAATAGTATCTATTGGAGTGTAGAAAACAATTCTATTGGTGAAGCGGCTTTAATAGTAATAAGTGATTATGGCGAAGAAAATATTCCGGGCTTATTTGTAAGCGAACCTATTAGAAAAGGACATGTAAGAAAGTTTAGAAAAGGGTTTAACACAACACATAGCACAAAAATATCAGCATGTAGTAAATTAAAAACCATGATAGAAAATGATAAAATGGAAGTAAACTCTGGACCTCTTATATCTGAATTAAAAGGATTTGTAGCAACAGGAACAACCTACAGAGCAAAACCAGGAGAAACTGACGATCTAGTATCTTCTATATTACTTGTTATTAGAATTATGGGAGTATTACAAGACTGGGATCCTAGAATATACAATACGTTTAAAAGCATAGAAGATACAGAAGATTATGAACCACCCATGCCCATCTTCATTAGTACCAATTATTGATAAATATTAATATGAAAAACCTTGATTTAATAAGCGAAGAACTCTTTAATAAAATACGTGGAAGATTTCCTACGGTCACTATAGGTAATACAGAAGGTGTTGTTACTAACGATCCTAAGGAAGCACGTTTTTTCGATTTTGACTATAAAGAGGGCCCAAAGTCTTTAGGAAAAATAAGTATAAGTGTAGATGAAAGTAATTTAAGCGTCATGTATAGTAATAACTTTGTCGAAGGACAAGATGAAGTTACAAAAAATAACTGGTATGATTTTTTAAAAGAACTTAGATTTTTTGCTAAAAAGAGATTACTGAACTTTGATACTAGAGATATAACTAAGAGCAACTTAAATAAAAGGGATTATAAATTTTTAGCAAAAGACTCCGGAGAGGAAAAAATGACCGAATCAAAAATGTATGGAACAAGTAGAACAAGTTACCAAGATATAGGAACTGCTAGGTTAGCATTAAAGCACAATCAAGCAATTAATCAGGAACTTGCTAGTGGACGAACTCAGCATGTCAATGCAATTTATATTGAAAGTGCTGAAGGAGAAAGATTTAAGTATCCGTTTAAACATTTAAATGGTGCAAGGGCAATGGCCAGACATGTTAGTGAAGGCGGAAAAACACATGACGAGTTTGGTAAACACATTACAGGATTGTCAGAAGAATTATATAAGCTAAAGAAATTTAAAAGTTACATGAATCGGTCAGGTGTAATGGCAGAAGGACTTGCTCAGTATATGGACGTTGTCAACGAGAGAGTATTAACAGTTAAAAAAACAGTAGAAGGATTGCAGAAAGAAAAAGTATATAAAGAAGCAATTGAAAACTATGCTGTAAAAGAAGTACGAGAAGTTCCAGAAGATGTGGCATCTAATTGGATTGACCAGTTAACTATTAAACAGTTCAACGAAGAACTCAAGGATGTTTTTCCATACATTTACAACCTTGTTAATGAAACAAGTAAGGTACAAGAATTAAGTCCTGAAAACTTTAATGAAGATGATGCATATTTTGACTACAACAAAATGGCTAAAGATATAAGTTCTAGATATGGTGATTCAATGTCAATAGAAGATCTAGAAGAATGGGCCGGCGATAATGTTGACGATCCACATATGATTGAGATGGACGAGTTAGCAAGAGCAGTAGAAGAAATAGGTGTTGACATACATCATTCAGATGACTATGACGGACAACCCAGCTCATATGACGAGTATCAAGATCTTTATGGTGGCGACGATTATGATCATGGACAGTTTGACAGCTTTGAGTCATGGGCAGATGACACAGTAGAGTCTGCTTTAAAAGACGAAACTATTGAAGAAGGCTATATGAAAGGCTATAAAAAATATCATTGCAAAGACTGCGAAGACACTATGCATATGCCTACTACAAAGTGTGGACATGATTCACATGATGAGGCCGGATCATGGTGGAGAGATGAAAACGGAAATGGTGTTCCAGATGTAATGGAGAACAAAACTCCAGGAGACAGCCATTATAACAAAGAACGTGCAATGGACATGCTTAAGAAAAAAGGCATTACAAATCCAACATACGGCGAATTAATGGCCGCTATAAAACAGATAGAAATGGGCGAAGCTGATACTAATGAAGATGAGCAAGATTTCGATAGAGAAAGTGTAACATGGGAAGAGTTGAAACCACATGTAATGCTTGTTCAAAAAAAGATACTTATGGACATTGCAGAACTTGAAAAGGAAATAGAACAATATAGAGCAGGCGGCGATGACGGTGAAGAAGGTGGCGACATTTATGAAGTCATGCCTTACTTAAGAGATCTCAAAGACATGCTAGAATATCCTAAGCATATATTACAAAACCCAGCAATGGATATAGAAACTATTGTTGATCATATGATGCCAGCTGGTTTAGATACTTCAGTAAGAGAATCCCTTATTGGCAGATTCAAAACTGTTATAGGCTATAAAGATCCGCAATTAGCTAAAAGGTTATTTATGGATCCAGAACTAGACTTTTATGCTCAAGGTAAGGCTAGAGACAATGCCTTAGACGGAATAAAAGACAGTATCGAAGACACTGAATTAGATAGAATTAAGGAACTTGCTGGTGCAAGTACAGAAGAAAAGCAGATGCCAATTACAGAATTTGTTCTTTCAATGTATGATAGACACACAGGACAGTTTCCAAAAGGAGAAACTGCCATACTTACTGCTATTGAAAAAGATTATGGCGAACAGTATATTACTCCAGCCAAAAAGTTTATCGAAGCTATTAATTCTAAATACGAACAGATGATGACACAAGAACCCAAGGCAAACACTGAATTGGACAGTATACTTCAACTCTCAGGCCAAAAATATTAAATAAATTCAAGAATTTAGCAGAAAAAGGTTGACTTCTGCTATATAATTGTGTAGTATATATAATATAAACGTGCTACACAGCAAGGCACAAAACGCTATAGGCAACAATAAAAGGAGGCATATTATGGCATCATTAGCTGAAATAAGAGCAAAGCTCAAAGAGCAAGAATCACGACAAGGTGGTTCAAATACCGGCGGCGGCGACAACGCAATTTACCCATTTTGGAATATTAGAGAAGGCGAAAGCGGAGTACTGCGATTCCTTCCTGATGGAGATGATTCGAACACTTTCTTCTGGAAAGAACGTTTGATGATCAAACTTCCATTTAGTGGAGTAAAAGGTCAAACTGATTCTAGACCTGTACAGGTACAAATCCCATGTATGGAAATGTATGGTGAAACTTGTAACATTCTAAATGAAGTACGTGGTTGGTTTAAAGATCCAAGTCTTGAAGACATGGGTCGTAAATATTGGAAAAAGCGTTCTTACCTTTTCCAAGGGTTTGTAACTGAAAACCCACTTTCTGAAGATACTACTCCAGAAAATCCTATCCGTAGATTTATAATTGGTCCACAAATCTTTCAAATTATTAAACAGGCTCTTATGGATCCTGATATGGAAGAACTACCAACAGATTATACTGCTGGTGTCGACTTTAGATTAAACAAAACATCTAAAGGTGGATATGCTGATTATAGCACGTCTAATTGGGCTCGTAGAGAGCGTCCGTTGTCAGACTCTGAAATGTCAGCAGTCAATACAAATGGACTATTCAATTTAAGTGACTTCCTTCCTAAAAAGCCTGCAGAGGTTGAGCTGAAAGTCATGCAAGAGATGTTTGAAGCATCAGTTGACGGTGAAGCATATGATGAGGAGAAATTCGCACAATACTTCCGTCCAGCTGGCATGAGTGCTAGAACTGGTGATCCAAACAAGGCTTCAAGGAACGGTACTGCAACGTCAATGACTGCTCCTGAAGTAAAATCCGAAACACCTGTTACAGAATCTGTAACTCCTGAAGCACCTGTAGAAACAGTTGCAGAAGCTCCTAAAGCTGAAGCACCTGTAGAAGATACAAAAGCTGAAGGTAATGCTTCGGATATTCTTGCAATGATTAGATCAAGGCAAAACCAATAAAAATAGCTAAGGGTGTTGCATAAGTGTAACACCCTATTAACTTAGGAGAAAAATATATGGCGAAGGCATTTGACCCAAGCAAATTTAGAACTGCGTTAACCAAGTCTATTACAGGCATGAGTGCAGGATTTAACGATCCTACTGATTGGATTAGCACAGGTAATTATGCACTCAACTATCTTATTAGTGGCGACTTTCATAAAGGTGTGCCAATGGGTAAGGTAACTGTTTTTGCAGGAGAATCAGGCGCAGGTAAAAGTTACATCTGTGCAGGTAACATTGTAAAAGCGGCACAAGATCAAGGAATATTTGTTGTATTGATTGATAGTGAAAATGCACTTGACGAAAAATGGCTACATGCACTAAAAGTTGATACAGGTGAAGATAAGCTACTTAAACTAAACATGTCAATGATTGATGACGTTGCTAAAACTATTAGTACGTTTATGTCAGACTACAGAGACATGCCAGAAGAAGATAGACCTAAAGTACTATTTGTTATTGACAGTTTAGGTATGTTACTAACACCTACAGATGTTGATCAATTTAACAAAGGTGATATGAAGGGTGATATGGGTAGAAAGCCAAAGGCACTTACCTCACTTGTTCGTAACACAGTTAACATGATTGGTTCACATAATGTAGGACTAGTATGTACTAACCACACATATGCGTCACAGGATATGTTTGATCCTGATGACAAGATATCAGGTGGTCAAGGCTTTATCTATGCATCAAGTATTGTTGTTGCAATGAAGAAGTTAAAACTAAAAGAAGACGAAGATGGTAACAAAGTTACTGACGTAAGAGGTATTCGTGCTGGTTGTAAGGTAATGAAAACACGTTATGCAAAACCTTTTGAAGGTGTGCAGGTTAAGATTCCTTATGAAACTGGAATGAATCCTTATAGTGGTCTTGTTGACTTGTTTGAGAAACAAGGCATTTTAGTTAAGGACGGTAATAGATTAAAGTATACTGATCCTAACGGAGTTGAACATAAAGAGTATAGGAAAAACTGGGATGGTGCGATGTTAGATCTTGTAATGAAAGATACCGACGGTAACAAATTAGTTGAGCAACTTGAGGAGAAATTGGTAAATACCCCAAAGCAAGAAGAGGAGATTTAACCAATGGACGAACAACAGATTGTTGACATCTGGACTGTCTTTAAAGATGCTGTTGATAAAAAGCAAGTAGACGTTACTGCTGAACGGTATATAGAAGTTTGTGCAGACTTTGGAGCAGACGACGAACAGTTTAGAGCGGCATTAGGTAGTTGTAACATACTAGACGAAGCGATTACTTACTATCTCGACTTAGACACAGACTATACTGAGGAAGACGAGTACGGTGAGGATTATTAATGGGATGGTATAGCGAAGTATCTAGAAATATAAGTAAGATACCAGAAGCAATCGCACACTATGAGTCAGAGCTAGTTGACGCTCGTAAAGAAGTTAAACTAGCAGGCAATGTAGAGAAAGCTTCTGCCGCTATGCCAGGCCTTGTTGAACAGAGATTTAATCAGTTACAAGAAATAGAAGCAATACTACATTACATGAATATTGAACTACGTAGACTGCGTAGTGGTTTTTTTAAAAAATATTTAGAAAACTATCAACGTGCATTATCAAGTAGAGATGTAGAAAAGTATGTTGACGGTGAAGCTGATGTTGTTGATTATGAAAAAATAATTAATGAATTTGCCCTGCTACGAAATAAATGGCTAGGAGTCTTAAAAGCACTGGACCAGAAACAATGGCAGATAACTAATATAGTAAAGTTAAGGGTAGCAGGCATGGAAGATGCAACATTATAATGTTTTAATTGGATGTGATCAAAATTACTATAACGACTGGGCTATAAACTTACTATTAAGTCTTAAGCATTTTAATCCGTGGCTAACTTGTCACGTACACATTGTAAATCCAAAAAAATATAGAAAAATTGAAGGTGTTAAGTATACTACTGAAAAACGTAGTTTTGCAAATGAAACTGTAAGAATAGGATATTTACAGAGTGTAAGATTTTTAAAGGTTGCAGAAAAGTTTAACGATCAGGACTATGTAATGACTTTAGATGCTGACACTATTTGCACTAGAGAAACTACACCCGAAAAATTTGTGAACATAGCAAATAAAATTACAATGTTACGACACCTTAA